GACTTCGTGCAGGACATCGCCGAGGACCCGGTTCGCGAGAACCTGATGCAGCTGGCCGGCGAGCAGGCCGCCCGGACGATGGAGGACGTGACCTTCAACGTCGTCAAGGCCGGGACGTCGGTAAACTAATGCCCTGCCTTGGGGGCAACCCCAAGGTCGACACCGGGACTGAAAAACGGGGAAGTCTACGGCGGATCTGTGTTACACTAGGAGCATGGCACAGAAACTCGCTATGATAACCCGAGGCAAGCAGGGCCCCACCACTGAGGAAATCTGTTATCTTGCCGGAATAATCGATGGTGAAGGATGTATATCTATCGCCAAGATGGATGCCGGCGTACAGAGGACCAAAAATCCTCGATATGTTCTTACGGTAAACGTGACGAACACAAGCGAGGAATTGGTCAAGTGGTTGGTCGAGAAGTTTGGCGGTCATTATAAAAATCGCACTGGCCTGCCGGAGAATTATCGCCAATCCTATGATTGGTGGTACAACAACGGTAAGGCGCTATGGCTTCTTGAGCTGGTCAGGCCGTACCTCATCATCAAAGGCGCGCAAGCAGATACCGGCATAGAGTTAATCCGCGACTGGAAAACGCCGCGTGGCGGCCAAGGCGCGCGGACAGATCCCGCCGAAGTAGAGCGTCGCGAGCGCGTTTATCAAAAGATGTTGAGCGTAAAGGCCAGTGGTTTCCGTGCAGCCGCAACGACTGAGTGTTCCGGCTCCCGCGTGGCCTAGCGGGATGATGCGACAGTCTGAACTCATGGGAAACCATGAGAGGGCGATCCGAAGCGGTTGCCCCGCCGCCGCAAACAGCGACGGTCAGTAGCGCCCGAGCGGGCGTGAAAGTAACAGAGTGATACTACGCCAACGGCGCCAGCCGGTCGGCCGTCAACTCCGCGATCAGCCTGACCAAGCAGCGTCAGGTCACCCGCGGCCTGATGGCCCAGAAGGCCGAGCGGATTACTCAGGTCCTCAGCGGCTCGCCGAACTACGGCACCAGCCCGATCCAGGCGGCGTTCATCGCGGTGGCGAGCACCGACATCGACGCCGACCTGCGTAACCTGGCCGGCTTTGTGCCGGTGGCCGAGTACGGCTCGCGCAAGCCGATGAGCGAGCACGAGTGCGGCTCGGTCGAGGGTGTGCGCTACATCCTCACCCCGCAGATCAGCCCGTGGGCCGACGCCGGCGCGTCGACCTCCACGATGGTCTCGACCTCGGGCTCCAACGCCGACGTCTACCCGATCCTGTACTTCGGCAAGGAGGCCTTCGGCTGCGTGCCGCTCAAGGGCAAGGAATCGGTGACCCCGATCGTCATCAACCCGAACAACCCCTCGGCGGCCGACCCGCTGGGCCAGCGCGGCTACGTCGGCTGGAAGACCTACTACACCTGCGTCATCCTGAACGAGAGCTGGATGGCTCGTTTGGAAAGTGGCGCTACCGACCTGGCTTAACGCGGGTCATAACTCTACAGCGTTGGATGGCGGCTCTCAATAGGGTAAGCTGGCGACCCAGCAACCCAACGAAGAGCCGCCATGTCACGCAAGCCAGAAGGTCCGGTCAAAACCTGCGAGGAGTGCGGCGCCTCGTTCCGCGTTCCGCCGAGCCGCGCAAACACTGCCCGGTTCTGCTCGCGGAAGTGCAAGGCGCCGCACACCTACGATGGCAAGGGTACGCAGGTCACGCTGGAGTGCGCCGCCTGCGGAAAGCCCTTCACCAGCCCGCGGTCACATGCGGATCGACGGGTCTACTGCTCGTATGAGTGCAAGGACCGGCACGCCGGGTATCGGTCCCGCATCTCCATGCGCACTAAGGGTCACCTGAACGCGCAGTGGCGGGGCGGGCGCACAAAGCACTCAGACGGGTACTTCTGCCAACTAGCTCCGCATCATCCTTACGCATCAAACGGGTACGTGTTTGAGCATCGGTTGGTGATGGAGCAGTGGCTGCGCGAGAACGAGCCGACATCGCCGTATCTCGTGCAGCACGGCTGGCAGCTGTATCTCTCGCCCGAGTACCACGTTCACCACAAGGACGAGGACAAGGCGAACAACGCCGTCGACAACTTGCAGTGTGTTACGCCGAGCGAGCATAGCGCGCTGCACGTTGAGCTTCGCAGAGAGCGCGCCCGGACCTGACGCTTCTCAAAACCTGATCCTGGGGCCGCCCGTTCATCGCGGGCGGCCCTTTGCATGTGCAGATGAAAGGAAACCGCCATGCAGCCGCAAATCGACACCGGCACCGTCGAGGGCACCGGCAGCGCGATCAACATCTCGCTCGGCTGGAAGCCCGATTACGTGCGCGTCTGGAACGAGGACCACACCAACGTCAACGTCGTCGAGTGGTTCTCCACCATGACCGACGACCACGGCCTCAAGAACATCAACGCCGGCAGCCCGAGCAAGATCACGTCTGGCGGCATCACCCCTTACGACGGCGACGACACCACGTCGGCCGGGTTCACGATCGGCACCGACGCCGATCTCAACGTCGACAGCGAAACGATACACTGGGTCGCCATGCGCAAAGGCCCCGGCAGCCAGTAAGCCACGGACGCGCGCAAGCGCCTGACGCATGAGGGCGGTCGCCTCCGGGTGACCGCCCTTTCCATGCCCACTTCACAGGAGAGCCCGATGGCCCTGACCAAAGACGAGATCATTCAGCACGCCAGCCATGCCGCGGACAACCGGCACTCGCTGGAGACGTCGCTGCGCAACCTGGCCGACCTCAACAACCTGCCGAACTACGCCGACGACACCGCGGCGGCGAGCGGCGGCGTGCCGATCGGCGGCCTCTACCGCTCGACCAGCACGATCAAGGTCCGGGTCGCCTGACCATGGCCCGGATCGTGGTCACCGCGAGTCCGCATAGCCGCGCGCATCCGGTCCAGATCGGCGGCTTCCGCGTCACCTTCCCGATCGGCCAGCCGGTCGAGGTGCCTGAGGCGATGGTCGCGCCGGTCATGGAGGTGCTGGGCCGCGCCCCCGGCGTGACGGCGCAGCGTGTCGCCGAAAGCGGCAAGGCCGCCGAGCCCGTCGCCAGCCCGGACAGCACCGACCCTGTGCTGGACCTCTTGGATCAGCCGGTCGGTGACCTCACGGCCGCGCTGTCCGAGCTCACCCTGGCCGAACTCGACCGCCTCCTGACGGCCGAGCACAACGGCAATACCCGCAAGACCGCGGTGCAGGCGATCGAAGCCGAGATCGCCGGCCGCAAGACCGAGGAGTAGCGCCCATGGCGCGCATTTCCATTTACGAGGCCGATACCGAGCAGCTGCGCCAGTTTGCCCGGCTGCAGAACCTCGCCGTCTCGCCCAACCCAAACACCAGCCGCGAGAAGATCCTGTCCGTGATCGAACAGGCGGGCTTCCAGGAAATCGACGTGGCCGACGACAGCGCGGCGGCGAGCGAGCCCGCCCCGACCGCTCGGGTCCAGCAGGGGAGCGCCCTGTCCGATCACGCCGGCGTGCCCTACGTCGAGGTGATGATCGAGCGCGACGAAGGCGTGGGCGGCGACCGCCCGGTGTTCCTGAGCGTCAACGGCCGCGGCCTGTTGGTCGCGCGCGGCAAGCCGCAGCGGATCAAGTACCCCTACTTCCTGGCTCTGCAGAACGCGGTCAAGACGGTGTTCGACAACAACCCCGACACCGGCGAGACCCACGCCCGCAACGTGCCGACCTACAACTGGCGCGCTCTGCGGATGCCGGATCAGGCGCAGATCGACGCCTGGGAGGCGAAGGAAGCCCAGACCGCCGAGCAGGCCGAGCGCGAGACGATCAAGCGCGTCGAGGCCCGCCGGGCGCGCGCGGACGCGGTGGCGTAAGCCATGGCGACCTATCTGGATCTCTGCCAGAAGGTGGCCCGCGAAAGCGGGACTATTTCCGGCACGCTGCCGACGTCGGTAGCCAACCAGACCGGCCGCCTGCTCCTGATCGTCGAGCAGGTGGCCGACGCCTGGGTGGAGATCCAGAACGCGCGCAACGCGTGGCGGTTCATGTTCCAGACCTGGACCGGCACGTTGACCGCGAACACGGCCTGCTACGCCCCGGCGTCTTTCGGCCTGACCGACCTCGCGCGATGGGTGACGGACGCGCAGGAGCCCGAGGCGATTAGCCTGTACGAGACGAGCGAAGGGGTGAGCGACGAGGCCCCGCTGTACCAAGTCGACTACTGGACCTGGCGGCGGACCTACGGCCGCGGCAGCCAGACGGCCAGCCGGCCCAGCGTCTACGCGGTCAGCCCGTCGAACGAACTGTGCTTCGGGCCGATCCCGGACACTGGCTACACCGTCTCCGGCGGCTACTACCGCAGCACCGCTCAGGTGCTCAGCGACAACGCCGACGAGCCGCTCTGCCCGGCGCGCTTTCACGACGTGATCGCCTGGCGCGCGCTCGTGAAGCTGGGCGGCTACGACGAAGCCGAATGGCCGGTGGCGCGGGCGCAACGCGAATACCAGTCGATGCTGCGCGACCTCGAGCGCGATCAGCTGCCCGCCATGACCGAGCGGGCGGGGCCGCTCGCCTGATGGCGCAGCGCACACAGTTTTTCCCGCTGTCGGGCGGGCTGAACCTCACCACGCCGGCGATCAACACACCGCCCGGCCACGTCATCGCGGCGGTGAATTATGAGCCAGCCGAGCGCGGCTACCGGCGCATCGACGGCTGGGAGCGCACCGACGGCCGGCCGGCGCCGTCCGAGGCGTCTTATTGGGTGCTGGGCTTCGACGCCGGCACCGCGGCGGTCAGCGAAGGCGACACGGTGACCGGCGCGACCAGCGGGGCGACGGGCGAAGCGCTGGTGGACGGTATCGTGGATTCCGGCTCCTACGCCGGGTCGGATGCCGCCGGCCGGCTGATCCTCACGGGCGTTTCCGGCACCTTCCAGGACGACGAAGCCCTGGAGGTGTCGAGCGTCCAAGTCGCCACGGCGGACGGCACCGCGGCCCAGCGCGGGGCGGCGACGGACAGCGACGACAGCACTTGGCTGCAGGACGCGATCGAGACCGCCCGCGCCAAGATCGGCACCGTACCCGGCGGCGGACAGATCCGGGGCGTCTGGCTCTACGCCGGCAAGCGCTACGCCTTCCGCGACGACGCGGCGAGCAGCCCGACCGAGTGCCGCATGTACGAGGCGACGACGAGCGGCTGGAGCCAGGTGGACTTGGGCCGCTGGATCGACTTCGACGCCGGTACGACGGCGTTCACCGAAGGCGACACGGTGACCGGCGGCACCTCCAGCGCCACGGCGACGATCGAGCGGGTGGTGGTGGAGAGCGGCGACTGGTCAAGCAACGACGCCGACGGTTACCTGGTGTTGTCCAACGTCTCCGGCACCTTCCAGGACAACGAGACGATCACCGACGGGGCTTCGGGCAGCGCCACCAGCGACGGCGCGGACAGCGCGATCACGCTTAGCCCCGGCGGCACCTTCCGCTTTCTCAACCACAACTTCTACGGCGCGGCCGACAAGAAGCGCATGTACGGCTGCGACGGGGTGAACCGCGCCTTTGAGTTCGACGGCAGCGTGTTCGCCCCGATCCGAACGGGCATGGACACGGACACGCCCGAATACATCGCCGAGCACCGCAACCATCTGTTCCTCGCCTTCCCCGGCGGCAGTTTGCAGAGTTCCGGGACGGGCGAGCCCCTGTCCTGGACGGTGGTCACGGGGGCCAGCGAAATCGGGCTTGGGACGGAGATCACCGGCCTGCTGTCCAACGTCTCCTCCGCGCTGGTGGTATTCGGCCGCACGAAGGTCGCGGTGCTCCAGGGCGACGACGCCGCGAACTGGGTCCTGCGCACGCTCGCCGACGACGCGGGCGCGCTGCCGAACACAGCCCAGCGGATGGGCGAGCCGGTCTACATGGACGATCGCGGCCTGCGGGGCCTGAGCGCCACCGACGCCTACGGCGACTTCCGCAAGGCCACGTTGACGCGCCTGGTCGACCCGCTACTGCGCGCCAAGAAAGCCGCCGGGGTCACGCCCACGGCGTCGATCCGCGTGCGCGCCAAAGACCAATACCGGGTGTTCTTCTCCGACAACACGGGCCTGACCGTGTTCCTGGGACGCGAGCAGCCGGAGACGCTGCCCTTCGATTTGGGGATGCCGGCGCGCTGCGCGGTCTCCGGGGAAGACACGGATGGGAACGAGGTGCTGCTGATCGGCTCGGACGACGGTTACGTCTACCAGCTGGACGCCGGCACGAGCGCGGACGGGGAGGCGGTCGACGCCTACCTGCGCCTGCCCTTCAACCATCTGGGCGCGCCCACCCAGCGCAAGCGGTTCCACAAGTCGACCCTGGAGGTGGATGCGGGGCCGGATACCTCGATCGGCCTGACGGCGGAGTTCTCCTACGCCGACGCTGGCCAGCCGCCGGTCGATGAGCAGTCCTTCACCGTCTCCGGCGGCGGCGGCTTCTGGGGGCAGGATCAGTGGGGCGGCTTCTACTGGTCGGCTCCGGTCGAGGGACGGGCGGAAGCCTACTTGCCGGGGATCGGGGTCAACGTCTCGATCACCGCGGCCTCGGCCACGACCTACGCCCCGCCGCACACCATGCACGGTCTGATCTTGCACTACTCCTTGCGAGGGCTTGACCGATGACCAACGCCTATTACTCGCCGACGACCCTGTCGGCCAACACGCTCGCGCGCGCCTCGCAGATCAACCAGATCACGAGCGCGCTGGAGGCGGCGTTCGACAAGCTGCCGGCGGAAGCCGCGTTGAAGCAGGCGCGCACCTCCTACGCCGGCGCGACCGGCGGCACGGCCACGGCCTACACCGCGAGCCTGCCGAACACGATCACCAGCTACACCGCCGGGCTCATGGTCGTGGCGAAGGCGCACGCCGCCAACACCGGCGCGGCGACGCTCAACGTGGACAGTGTGGGCGCCATCGCGATCAAGCGCTACGACGGCACCGATCTCAAGGCGGGCGATCTGAGCGCCGACCAGATCTTCGCGGTCGTGTACGACGGCAGCGTGTTCAAGCTGACCGGCCAGCACGGCGGCGAACTGACCGCGACCGAGGCGGCGCAGACGGCGGCCGAGACGGCGGAAACCAACGCCGCCGCGAGCGCGAGCGCCGCCGCGACCTCGGAGTCCAACGCGGCCACCTCGGAGACGAACGCCGCAGCGAGCGAGACCAAGGCCAGTCAATGGGCTGGCGAGGCCGAGGACGTCGAGGTCGAGCCCGGCAAATATAGCGCCTATCACTACGCACAAAAGGCGGCAGACAGCGCCTCTGTCGTCGACGGGACGGTGATCCAGGATGGTGACGGCGATACGTCGGTAGACACCGAAACAAGCGCCGATGAAGACAAAGTCCGTATTCGCACAGGCGGCGTCGAGCGCGCTGTTATCGACTCCAGCGGCAACCTCCTCGTCGGCACCACCAGCGCAGCAGGCATCGGCACGTTCAACGGCGAGATTGCCATCGCGGACGGCATCACTGCTCCGACTGCTACATCGGGCTTCGCCAAGATCTTTGTAGATAGCGCGGACGGCAATCTCAAGGTCATCGACGCCGACGGCAACGACATCCTGAACACCAGTAGCGGCGGCGGCGCGCTGACACTGTTGGCGACGGCTACAGCCGCAACGGACTCTTTTGTCGCTTTTACCTCCAATATCGACTCAACATACGACGAATATATTATTGCGGTGTTGAGTGCCGTACCAACGATCGATCGCCGCAGTCTGGGAATGCAAACGTCGTCCGATGGTGGATCAACTTGGGATACGGGCTCGTCCGACTATGAAGAGGTGGTTCGAAGCGTGGATTCCGGTAGCAGCGTCGGCACGCTTAACAATGCAAATATCGATGCCATGAAGGTAGCGCCGTTAGTTGGTAACGCAACAAACGAAACGGGCGCGCAAGCATGGATACATATTATTCGGCCATCAGCGTCAGAGCACACGCATATTCATTTTTCGGGAAGCGCGACAGATGATACCGGCGCCATAAAAGCCTTTTATGGAGCCGGAAGGCGCAAAGCGGCGAGTGCAGTCAATGCGGTACGTTTTCTTTTTAGTGCTGGTGACATTTCCTCCGGCGAGTTCAAGCTGTACGGGGTCAAGAAATCATGAGCAGGACCAAAGTCGTTGATGGCGTCCGAGTCGAGATGACGCAGGCCGAAATCGACGCTTTTGAGGCCGCGCAAGAGCCCGCACGCTCTCACCTCGAACATTCCGCCACGGATGCGCTCAAGACGGAGTTGGTCGCCCGTGTGTCCGCCCGTGTCGACGACCTCGACAGCCTGGACAAGATCAAGGCCGTTGGCGGCATCTACCCCATGCTGAACTGGACGCAGGCGTCGACGGCGCAGACCGAGGCGCGGGACCTCGCCATCTGGGCGAAGCGCCGGCTGAAGGACGTGTCTGGCCTGACGACGGACCAGCTCAAGGCGTTCGACGCGACGGCCGCCGACCCGTTCGGCGACGGCGACGGCTGGCCGTCCTGACCGCCCACCACACCGACGCCTAACGCGCCCGCCGCCCGGCGGGCTTTTTCATGCCCGGAGCACACACATGGCCCGACGTCGCAACCGCAAGCGCGGCGGTTTCCGTCAGCAGCCCGCCCATCAGACGCCCATGGCCGCCCACGGTCGG